CGCCTCCGTTTTCGGATGTCTGTTGCTTTGCTTTCTCAATAATAAAGTATTGTTCAGCCAATTCGCAGCAACAGTTTTTAATAGCTGTCTTTGTGCTATCAGGAGTTTTGGTATCGTTAAAAGCCTTTCCAACCTTATTTCTAGTGTAATAATCAATGTAAGTATCGGCTTTATTAGCACATTTTTCATAATCAGCCTGTGGAATCAAGCCTCCGAGGTATGTGCTTGTATAATATGTGTAATCTGCGTACATAATAAGCCTCCGTTTGCCCCCACTAATTAATAGTGAGGGCATTTGAATTTACTATTTGGAGGATTTGCGAACAGATGCCTTTTTGACCATTGTCTTTTTAGGCTCTGTATTTTCAGCCTGTTTTTCAGCCTGTGGCAAAGGCTTTACAGTTGCGTTGCTAATCATTAGGGATTCTCGCAAACGAGGTTAGAAAGGTAATAGCGACGTACTGTTGTATCGTTGCCATTAGTTGCCTGTACCTCAACGCACTGGTCATAATACGGATGAGTCTGTCCGAGCTGGAATACAACAAGACCATCACTATCAAGTGTTACCCAGTTTTCGTGCTTTCCGTTTTTCAGGCGGACTTTAATTGTTGATCCAGCTTTTGCCGAGAAGTGTAGGGCAATATAGTTGCCTTTCTGTTCATCGGGATCACCAGAGAATCCTGTGTATCCTGTAACATACTTGAGTGTGCCATAGATTGTATTGCCGACAATAGAAATGTCTTTCTGTAATTCACCAACAACTTTTCCGTAAAGGTCAGTTGATGCACCAATGCTTGCATCACCAGCGAGGCTGAGTCTGTCTTTACGATAAATTGAGAATGCACACGGATGCTCCATTTCAGCGTTGTATGCATTAATCGGATTCGGAATTTCCCAACCGAGTCTCATTACGGCACGGAGAGCAACCATATCGTTCTGCATAAGGTTGTAAAGGATTTCACCGCTCTGCGGGTCCTGTACAACACCCTCAGTGAATATCTTATATGAGATATCCTGACGGATTGCATAGCAAAGTTCAGTGAAATCACCGAAAATCATTGATGCCTCATCGTCATCGTAAGCACCGTTTTTGGGGAATTCAATCGGCATCCCCTCTAATTCGTACTGAGTTGTGCCCTGTAATGATGTCTTGAAAAGAGGCTGCTTGTCATCGTCACGAAGTGCACGAAGTTTTGCCTTTGTACGGACAGATGCCATTACACCAGATGCATCGAATCCGCTGTCTTCAATCTTCTGCAGTGTTCCGTCTACACCGAAGATGTCGATGTACATATCGGATGTTTCGTTTACAACATTGCCTGCCTCAATGCAGGTATCAACAATGGACTTTCTCCATGATTCAGGCTTATTTGCACCGAACAGGATAGCACCATCAATTACTCTGCCGAATGCCTCTGCGAGACGCGGACGAACTTCGCCCCAAATATCGTAATCGGAATCGTCAAGCACTGCCTCAGGAATCGGAACGATAACAGCAATTTCCTCAGCATAGATTTTTTTCTTATCCCATGCCATATTTGTGAGTTTCTTTGTTCCGTTATCGCCATTGACGAAATATGCTGTCGGAAGTGAATCGAGAACATTCAAAGTCTGCGTCTTTGATGTCATATTGGGGAGTCTTCTGCCCATTTTGAGAACAACAGAACTCTCTGTTACTCCCTGTATAATTTCTCTGGTTATTGGTTCAGGAATGAGTCCTGATAAATCGGTTCTGGATATCATATTACCCATTTTTCTTTCTCCTTTTTAAAATTTGCCTCTTATGAGGTTGTTCATTTGTTCATTCGGAGTCATTTTCTTTGCCTGTCCTCCGAGTGATCCGCCCAAGTCAACTTTCGCGCGTTTTGCACCTTTTTCTTTTAAGAATTCGTCTGCAGCAGCCTCAAAAGTGACCGAATCGCTTACTTTCTGCCCAATTTTAAAGCTGAAATAATCAATATCATCCTGACTTACACCTTTTGACAGGAGGTATTTCTCATGTTCATACTGTTCAATTTTGGCATTAGCATCTTTGAGATTGGCATTAGCCTCATCTCTAAGCTTTGTCATCTCTTTAAGCTTGTCAGCCTCACTCTGCTGTTTGGATTTCCAGTCACGATAGCCTTTTAATTCATCTTCATTTGGTAAATCCTTTGTTGCCCTCGCAAGTCGCTGAGAAACTATGCGGTCTACATCAGCCTGAGTGAATTTCTGCTCGATCCCAGTGTTTCCACCGTTGTTTTCTTCGTTTCCATTGTTGCCAATGTTTTCAGTAATGGTTTCTTCTGCCATATCTTCCTCCGTTTATAGCCTGTCGGCTTTTAATCCGTTTTAGGCTCGTCAGCCAACAAAAAAGGAACAGGCTATTCAGCCGATTCCTTAATGATTAATTTGATAGCATTTTATTGTAAGCCGCCAATGCCTCTCTGCCCTCTTTATATCCGAATTCGGCAATATTTGCCCTTTCGCTCTGCATTCGGAGTCCTGCGGCTCTTGAAAAATTGCTATATTCTGTTTTCAGCCGAATCAATCGTGCTGCTTTGACATTGTATGCCTCTGTTTGACCTAATGCTTTGAGACATACTAATTCTCGCTTTGTTTTACGCATTGCATTTTCAAGTTGTCTTTGCTTTTGCGTTGCTTGATATGCATTGTATGTCCTGCCTTGATAATTAATTGGCGGTCCATCAATGTTTGCCAACTCTTGATCCGTGTATGTGCGTTCACTGATTCCGTCAAAAAATCCATAATACATATGTCGGCAATTTGCACCGCATAATCCATCGACCTGACCTAATCCGCATACTTGATATATTGACGGATATTTATCGTTTGACCTTATCGAATAGACCTTTCCCTGCCATGCCTTATGATTGCTCCAAGGATGCGGCTTTGAGATATCTCTCGCACCTTTATGTGCTGAAACTTCTCTATATGGAGTTTCCATGATGTCGCATTCCTGTTCCGAGTACTGAGATGACAATTGCGTGATCCCTGTCATCACGGCTCTGCGTGCAGCTACATCAACACGGTCAATCTTTCCGCTTTCATAACTAACTGTCTGGAGTCCTGAGTCGGTAAGTTGCTTTGTTGCCCCTCTAATAGCGACATTATAGCTTTCTGCCCCACTTTGCACCCTCATCGCTGCATCATCGAGTATCTTTTGGTATGTATCCGTTATGGAACTGAAAACAGGCTGACCATTTTGATGTGTAACGAATCCCATCGATTGAGTTATGTTCTGTAATGCACCTTTTGTTTGCCTGTAAATTGTATCTATTTCAGCATCAAACACGCTTTGGTCATATGTTGCATCAAGTAATGCATCTTTAGTGACAACAGCATCGAAATATCGCTGATTTCGGTTGATTGCATCCGTCCACATTGCATCAAATTGCCTGTCGGATAATTTCATGGTTTGTTTCAGGTATTTTTCAATTGCCTTTTGGTCATATCCGATTCTTTTCAGCCTCTTTATCAATTCTATGGCGGTTTCGGTCATCGTGCCACTATATTTCATTCGTGAGCAAATATCCTGTATGACGAATGATTCCAAGTCAATATAAAGTGTTGCCAGCTTATCAGGTAATGCCTGAATATACTCAGGAGTTATTGGATATTTCACTCAACATCATTCTCTCCGCTCATTAACTGTTCCATTTGAGGTAAAGCAGCCTTTGCTGTCTCTTCGTCCTCATTCATCCATTTCATACGGAATTCATACGGTTGTAATATGCCCATACCAACCATTTGCACATCACGGGAAAACTCTGTTGCCTTATCCTCAACGATGGAATCGTCAAAATCAATACTGATCTCGACATCTTCGTTAAGACCTGCGTTCATGAACTGATTTCCTAGCCGTATTATGATTTTTACAAATTCCTTTAATACGGATTCCAGTATAATTTCATGCTTTTTTATGTTACGGAACAACGTTGAATTTTCGCTGATAATTTGCGTTGCAGTGGCAATTGAGCCGTTATTGTACTTATAATGGTGTTCACCGAATCCGCATTTGCTAGACAACGTATTCAGCATATCCTGTATTCCCGCATTATGCTGCGCTGCCCTCAACTCCATGTTGATTTCTTGAATTGTCGAGCCTGTCTGCGAATCCTCAGGCAACAGGTAAAATGTGACATCGTTGACATCGAAAAACGGCTCTCCGTTAAAGTCCTTTGTCGCCTCAGCCTTTACCATGATTTTTTTCTTGCCGAGAACAAACTCGTTCACATAGGAATCATACGCAATGTCAACGGCTTTCAGTTGATCTATTGCATTTGCATAGATTGATATTCCAAGCGGTAAAGTGTTATCGATGTTGTTTACAACATTCATTCTATCGATAACGAATTGCCTTTGTGTTGATTCCGTTTCGATAACTTCAGGAACTTTTGCATATTCTGCCGCTGAATCCAACGGAACTTCTGTCATTACTTCCTGATTTGCATCAAACAGGCTCGATTCTATCCTGTATGTTCCGTTTTCGTTTTTCCTGTGTATCTGTAAATAGTAATAATCACTGTCATTTGCGACAACTTTAGTTGCAAATGCACATTCGGTTATTATTCCGTTATCCCAAGCAATCGGAAAAATCTTATCAGCCGTGCAATAGTCAATTTTCATGCTCTCGCCTTGACCGACTATGTTACCGTTATCCAGATTCACCTCGACTCCGTTAACGTGCGGGATGTAGGCTGCCGTACCAAGCGCCGCTTTCAACTCCTGCATCTCGTTCATCTTGACCTCAAAGTTGTTAGCCTCGCATATGGTGTCAAAGAACTCCTGTTC